CTCATCACTTTTGGAGACTGCATATCTTCTGAACGACCTTCAGACCAAGTCCACTCAGGCATTAATCCTACTTTTTGATCTGCAAAAACCGTATCCTCTGCACTTGCAGTTCTATTTGATTCCCCATTAGGGCCAAAATTTACCCAAGAGTTTTGTCCTCTTGTTTCACTTGTCATTGCACCAATAGCAGCTCCTGTAAATAATCTAGAATGAGCTTGCCAAGCATTCTCCTCTCCTCTTGCTCTAAACCCTGCCCCTTCTAATCCATGGCCAAAAGCATCATGAACAGCTCTAAATAAATCATTAGCTGTAACGGACTTGGTTTCTCCATTCAATCCTCCAACTGGCCATTTTAGACCTGTGTCTTCTAGTAAAGGATTTTGAGAAACATCAACATCTTCATCTGAACCAAAACCTAAATCTGTTGGGAAAACTCCCATTTCTTTATTTTTACGCAAATCACGCATTGCATTAAATGGAGACGAAATGTATTCAATATTTTTAGGATTGTTTAAGTCAATAAACCAAAATTTATAACCTGCTTCAACTAAAGCTTCATATTGAGCTTTAGTTTGTTTTATTAATTCAGCATAGGCCTCCTTTACTTTTGGATTTTGAGGATCGTTAGCCATTTCTGTGTAAGCATCAGCTATTCTTTTAGCTCTAACAGGATCTACTTCAACGTATTCTCCTTGTCTTTTGAGTTCAATATTGTTGTCATTTGCATATTTTTCAGCAACGGATACGAGCTGTATATCTGGTCCTGTTGCACCTTTGATGACTGGAGTGCCCTGAAGAGGCGTAGTTTTGCTGATTGAAGTCCGTCTTGTTCCTCCGTCTCTGGAGCGTTTGGATTGTACTTGTTGTTTTGTTTTTTCATTAGTTTTTGGTTTAGATTTAAAAGCTTCTTGTGCTTTTTTCATGTTCCTAAAAGAGTCCTCTCTAAGATTTAATTGTTCCTCAGCAGTTATTTCATTATTAAACTCCATTTGAGCGATAACCCTAAGTTTACTTCTTCTCTGTTTACCTATGTCATTGTAATCTTCTGACACCTCTATAGAAGAAAGAGGATTGTCCCCAAATACTTGTGGGGTATCTGTTAACTGTTCAGTATCTGTCGTTTTGTTTCCTTTTCTTCTTCTTACTGCTTTTGGACTTGCTATGTTCTCAAATCCTTCTATTGTTTCCGTTTTAACAATACCGCTGCCCTCTTCAGAGACAACAAGCTCAATAACTCTTTCATTAGTTATATCGTTATCTTTTCCAAGAGTATCATTGTTGTATGTTTCTCCGTCTTTGTTTTTATATTGTATTTTTCTACTACCGTCTTTTGCAGTTATAATCACAACAATAGCTTTATCACCATTGTCGTCAACTGTTTCATAAGATTCTTTTTTTACAGGGTCATAAGGCTTAAGTTGCGTTTCTGCTACTTGTTCAACATTTCCCTCCGTAGTCGTGTCGCTAGTTGTATCGGTTTGCGTTTCACCTTCTTCGACTTGCGTGTCGGTATCTGTCCCAACGTCTCCTTCTCCCACTTGCTGCAGTTCCACTTCGGAGTCTGCCCCATCTGTTTGGCTTGTTGCATCATCTGGTAACACTTGCTTCTCTGTGCTTGGCTCTTGAATGGCATCTTTTTCTGTTTTAATTAATACAGGTAAGTCTATTTTTATCTCAAAAGACAAACCACTTTTTACTATTCTTGCTTCTATCCCAGGATATGCTTTTTGTATTTTAACAATCTCTGCTTCTGCTTCCGACTTAATAGGAGTTACAAATTTACCAAAAGATCTATCTCCTTTTTGCTTTACAGTCTCTTTTGTTACATCGCTATAATTTACTTCTCTTGTAACAACATTACCATCTGAGTCAGTCTCTACATCTAATTTAGAATTATTAAAAGACTTAAGACCTCCTTCAGATATTGTTTCCCCTGGAAGAACTTTAGCTCCATCAGGTAGCGTAGTATCAGCAGATGTAATCATATTCTTAAACGCACCTCCTGTAGACTCCATCTTAGTAGAGAACATATTTGTTGGCTTACCGTTTTCATAAATCCTAACATATCCAACAAAGTTTTTCTTGTCTTTACTACTTATGATAGCATCTACAATACCTGTTTCTGGATTTACATAAGTTGCTGTTGATACCCCTTTTCCATCAAGGCTTGTAATATTTGATATATTTGCTTCTCCTTTAGGATTAGATGGGGTTATTAAATTTTTATCTGTATGAGTTTCTCCAAATAAATCCTTTTGTGATTGTGTCACAGTAACTTGCTCCTCTGTGCTTGGCTTTGAAATGGCATCTTCGTCTGTTTTAGTTTCTGATTCTTTTTGTTGGTCTGGATAAGCTAAAGCCTGCATTTCTTCTATTGACAACTTGTTAAAGTTCTCTACAGCTCTATTTCTAATTTCGCTATTATTTATTTTGTAGTTTTTTTCACCTGCAGCTTCTTTCTCTGCAACTAACTCTTTACCTGCATTATCCATGAATTTTTGCTTCTCTTTATTATTAATAAAGTCAAAGTTAGATTTCTTGATTATTCTATTTTTTAATTTCTGTATCTCTACATCAGTTCTAAAATCTGGAAAAGCAGGGTTTTCTTTTTGCTTTATAGCTTCAAGTTCTTTTATTTTAGCTAAGTCACTCATAACCGACAAAGAGGTTTCTGCACTTAAATTAGGAGGTAATCCATTTATTGTGCTTTTGTATATCTCTACATCAGCCATTATATTTTCTACCTGCTCTGGTGTATATACTCCTTTTTTAACTTGTGAGTCTAAAAGTTGTTTTGTTTTATCTGAATCACTAGACATTAAAGCCAATGCTTTCATTTGATCGACAGCCTGAAAACCCCTACCTCTAACTTTAAAAGAATTAACAGTACCTGTTTTTAAATCTCCTGCAAAAGGCATAAAAAAACCTGCTGTTAGTGAGATTATGGATGTGTTCATAAACTCATCTGCACTAATGGTATCTCGCATTATTTCTTGACCTGCTTGCTCATTTATGTTGTCACCAATAACATAAGCCTGTCCTCCTTGTTGAATATTTTCTTGAATAAACTCTTTAAGACCTTCTCCAAGGTATACTTTTCCATTTGTTATTACCTTATCTAAACCTTTTTTAAAAATACTTTTAGATACCTCAATACCTGCTCCTTTAGTATATGCATCTATGCTTTTTTGAATAAGCTTTTCTTTTACTTTTGTTCCGAAAATTTTATCCATAGCAATTCTTTGAGTAGATATAGGAGCTGTTAAAACACCTAAAGCATAACCCTGCATACTTGCACTTGCTGCTAATTCATCTGCCTCTTCATTTGACATTCCTGCAGCTAAAGCTTGCTTTCTTACATCTGAAGATAACGAACTAGCCATTAAAGTTCCTTGAGCAATCATAGCTGATGCTGTTGTAGCTCTCATAGGTACTTTTTCTAATAATTTTATTATAGACCTTCCTTGCTTGTATTTAGAGGCTGCCGATATACCTTTAATGGTTTGTCCTGCTATTCCAACACCTCTAGTAAGAGCTATCTGAAGTAACATATCAGAGGCTACACCTGCAGTTGTTACTGCTGCTCCTGTACCACTAAAACTACTTGTTTCAACTCCATTTTTTGATACTTGTTTTCTTATTTCTTCTATCTGACTAGGCTCTAAAACACTACTAACTCTTATCTTTAAATCTAAATCATATATCTCTCCCCTATCGTCAATCATATACTCTCTGCCATTAGCATAAGCACTTTTACCACTTGCGTAAGTATACCTAAGCATATCATCTCTGTTGAGTTCTGTTTCAGCTTGATTCATTTGAATTTCATCAACAACAGAATCCATACCTAACCATCCGTACCCCCACTCGGAAGTGCTATTTATTCTATCAGCTACAGAACGACCACCCTGATACCCTGAATCAAGAAGCCATTGAGTATTATCTCCACCTACGCCTCCCTCTAGTTCTCTTTGATAGTTTTCTTTTGTTTCGGCTTTTTGTTTCTCTACAACAGCTGCAAGAGTTTTAAATTCCTCAATCATATATTGACTTAGGTCTTCGCTTTTAATTGAAGGTTTTAAATTAATTTTATCAGTATCGCCATGTAAAAATGGATTCCTACCATTATTAGCTATCTTATATTCTAAAACTTCTTTTTCAATTCGTTGCATGTCAGATTCAGCAAGATAATTTTTTAAATAATCATACTTAAGTCTTTCTGCTGCAAGGGTTGGATTATAATTACCTGAATAGTCATAACTTCTACCATCTTCAGAGATGGTTTCGTCTTCTAATAACTGATTGTATTTATCTAGAAATCCTTTTTTCTTTAAGTAGCCATTAAAACCAGCTATATTAAATTTCTCGTTTTTATCTGATAATTTTTTAAGAGCTGTTTGATTATACATTTTACCAAGCTGTTCATTTTCAAAACCTGTTGGTTGGTAATCTGCATCTTCTGCAATGTCAAACTGTTCCTGTGTAGGAGAACCTTCTCTTTGAAATATAGCCTGCATTTCCTCCTCAGTAGCATCTGGATTTGCATCTAAAAGTTTTTGTGTTTCTGAATTAAAGGAATTAACTACCCTTATGGCTTCTGTTTTTATTGCCTTGTCTTCTTCTGTTTCAATGTAGTTTTTTGTTTCTGAATAAACATCATAAGGCTGAAGCTCCTCACTTTGTAGTTTTAATATGTTGTCTTCAGTTGACCTAACCGCAATATCTTGAAGTTTTTCTATAGATTTTCTATTACCTTTTAAGGCACTTATTACGTCTGATTCTTTTATATATCCAACTGCTAATGCTTTTTGAATGTTTGGGTCTGCCTCTATTTTTAACTTTAATGTTTCATCTACTATTTTACTTGCATTTTTCATAGCCCTAGCCCTACTTTGACCTGGCATGTAAAATCCATCTAAGGGTATATCACTATTATCTAGTAATTTATTTAAATCTTCTGTTAAGAAATCTTGAACTTCTTCTTCTGGAATTAAATTTTCTGTGTCTCCTTTTAAAACATTAAGAGGATTCATCTGTTCCTTAAAGTCAACGAAGTCATCTTCAACTACCTCGGTTACCTCTAAACCATCCGAAGATCCAGGAGTTGTTTCCGTTTCTGTAGTAGATTCCGTAACAACCTTTCCCCCATTTGAAGGAGTAACGATTGGGTTTTTTTTTTCAGCATAATCTAAGAACCCCTGCTCATCATTAAAAATACCTTCAGGCAGCATCTCATATACGCTTTTTATTCCATTTTGATTAACGTATTCAGAAAAACCATTAAAATCATTAAATATTCCTTCAGGTAACATTTCGTAAATTTCTTCCATCTTTTATGAATTTTGCCAGTCGTTATATGATTTCTTTTCGTTTCCTTTTATTTTTATCCAATCTTGAAAAGAAGGCTTTTCCGTTGTTTCTTTTTTATTTCGAGGATTGTTTTCTTTAGCATAATTTTCAAGAGCCTTTTTTACTACTCGACCATTATCTTCATCCAATTCACTCGTTGCTAATATTTCTTTTTTGCCATCTAAATATCCGAAGACCCTCATTCTATCATTACCTGGAAAATCGTCTATTTCAACCGTGATAAAGCCTTCAGGAAAACCATATTCTTCTACCATTTTCGATACCGTTTGTTCAAATGCAATTTTTATCTTTTTAGAATCCTTCCCTGCTTCTGTAAAAGCAGTTGATGGTGTTAGAGGATTCATATTGCTATCGTAACTTAGAGCAATATCATCCAGGAAAACATATGGCTTTCCTTCTTTTATCTCATTGTATTTATAATCTTTTATACCTTTTGCTAGTGTGTTTTGCTTATCACCTTTAAAACTTGTGAATTCAAGATAATTTTGAGCAGCATTTTTAGACAGTTGTGCCTGAGCAGCCATTTGACTTCCTGCTCCAGTAGCTTTAGATCCTGTCATTGGTATATCTGCAAGCTTTCGGCCATCCATATCAATAAAGTTTAAAATTAAGTTACCCTTTTCATCTAGAGAGTATTCTGCTGAACTTAATACTTTACTTTGAGTTACTATAGCATTTATAGAACTTTTTTTACCAGTTGCTGCCGTATCAAATAGTTCTGCATAGTATTTACCTTCTTTCTGCCTGTCCCCAACGGCAATATCAACAGCAGTATCTTTCCTTGCTTGAAACTCACTTCTCTTAGTACCTCCTTGAGTATACTTCTCGTTAACTTTAGAAAGAATACTACCCTTTGCAGAATTTACAGCAGCTTTTTGATCATCAGGCGTAAGTACTACTGTGAGTTGGTTTGCCACAAGCTTCATTTCTAGATACTTGTTTTTCTCACCTTCAACTACCTCACCTTTTTCTAGGTCATAATAATTATATTTTATTTTTTCATTCTTTTCTTTATCGGTAAGCATTGCCCATTCATTCATGGTTTTAGTCTGCGACCTTTCACCTTCAGGGCCATTGTCTGTTAAGATACTAACCTTTCTACTATTAGTGCTAGTAGCTAAAGCCGCAGCATCATTTATTAAAGTTGAAACTCTTTGATTAATAAGATTCCCTTCTGAATCTCTAGCTAATAAGAAATCTTTAACAGTTCCATACATTTTTCCATTTGGCCCAATAGCCATTATTTGAGCTGCTACATCTAAAGGGCCATCTTTTACAAAAAACTTTGCAGTTTCAGTTGCTAAGTCAAACCTATCTGCCCTTTCATTCCTTACTCCATCTAAAGCAAGTATGTTCATTTGTGAACCTTGACCTGGCAATATTTTAGGGTTACCTTTTTCATCTAAATCCAAAACCTCAACTCCATCTTGAAGTTTTGTTTGGTATAAAGTAACATTACCTAATCCATTTGTACCAATACTCATATTAACAAAATTAGGATTCATTATTCTACTCTGGATTCTTTGCATCGCCCCCTCTTCATCTCCAGATGCAGGAAGATGATATACATCAGGGCCACCTTCTTCATCAGGCCAATATCCACCTTTAGCTCTTTGAAGTGTTAATTGATAATCTTTTGAAGCAGATTGGATTTTTTTCTGCATAATATCAAACGTCTGTTTTCCATTTTCTCTAAATATAACATTATCATCAGCACTTATGACACCACTTCTAACTAATTTTTCATTATCATAAAGTTGGTCTTTATAACTAGCCAATCCCATTATAACTAAATCTCTTTCAGTTTTATATTGTTCTCCAGTACTTGTTAATTTTGATATTTCTTGTTGAGCTTTTAATTCGCCTTCCCTGTAAGCCTTAGCTGTATCGTCTTTTAATTTTTTACGTTCTGCAGCTATATTAGTTGCCCAGGTGTTAACATCAGCCATTCCTGTGTCAACAGCCTCTAATAATGTTTTTCGTGTACCAACACCTGTGTTTCCTTGTTCAACCGAAAACTTTGCTGCGTCTAATGCATTACCCATATCTTATAATTTATTGTTCTTTTTCTTTCGGTTTTGGAGAACCAAAGAGTCCTAGTCCTTGAAACATCTCACTAAAATCACCAAAAGGATTTGTAAAATTATCAAATTGTGTTTTTAATTCAGAAAAGAAATTAGTGAATCCGCTTTCAGCTTCTACTTTTTTATCCATTCCAACAGAATCTGAATAACCAACTTGTGTATTTTTTTCGTCTATCCTAATATCTTCATCTTGTGGTACTACAGGAGTATTTGAAGCTGTAGATTCTAACTCAAAAGGAAGACCTGTTTTAACTGTTTGCATTAATTGGCCTTTATCATACCCATCAATTATTTTTAATGCCTCTGCATTAGTTTTTGCTGCTCCACTATCTAATAAAGATTTAACTGCCTTACCTGTTGCATCTTTCATACCAGCAAATCCTCCAAAAGCTTGAAGTCCAGCAGATAATGCACTTGTCCCTGCGTTAATAAACGCCCCTGTTGCCTGACCTGATAAGTTATCTGATTGTTGTGTTAACGCATCAGCTTTTACTCCTGCTGCCGCTGCTCTATCATCAAACATCATTGCAATCCTAGCAGCATCTGTTTCAGCAGCTTCCGCTCTTTTCGCCTCAATACCTAATTGTTGTCCAGCATACTTGTCTGCAATTAATCCTGTAGTAGCATCTGCTCCTTGCTTTACTTTACCTGCTGTTGCTACTAAACCTCTTTGGTCACCTTCGGCTGCCTTTTCGATTATCTGTCCAGTTATTGCATTTGCAGTTTGAAGTTGTTTATCATATACATCTGTTGTTGCTCTAAGAGCATCATAGTAATTGGTTTCAAGTCTTGATACTGCTTCCTTTTCTAATTCTTCTTTTTGTATATTTAAACGACCTGCCATTCTAGCGGCTTCTTTTGAACCATCTGAAGCTATAAAACCTTTTGCTAATTGGCCACCTACAGCTACACCTGCAGCTATCCCTGTTATTAATCCCATATTATAATTTTTTTATCATTTCTTTGGTGTACTGATCTCCCTCAATATAACCGTTTCCCTTATAATGTTCTATTAAAGAATCAGACTTTATTAAAGCATACGCATATTTGCAATTAGATAACTCTAAAGTGCGTGTTAAAATATCTATTAGCTCTTTTATGGCTTGTTTTCTTTTTATCTTGTCTTTATATTCAAAGTTAGATATAATCCAATCACACCATCCTACTGATGAGTTAGTTATATATATGTATCCTGCACAAACAGGAATATCATTATCATATACAATAAAACCACCCTCACCATTTTCTGGTAAAAAATCTTTAGGAGGTGGAGTCCATCTCCAATCTTTCCACCATTTTACTAAAATGGTTTCATAGTCTAATGCGTTTAATTTTCTTATATTAAATTTCATTAACGCAAAGATACAAAAATCTAAGGATTACTTTTCAATACATCGGAATCAACTGTAAAAAGTTCCACAGCTGTAGTACTGTTGTTTGTTAATTTAAACTCCATATAATAACCTGTTGCTCCATAAGATTCAGCAACACTATTTTTAGTCGTAAAAATATACGCTCCAACAGGTATCCCTGAAAGAGGTGGTGTTAAGTCTGTGGCATCTATTAAAATAGTTTTCCTATCAGCACTTATACTTGTTATTGGCCCTACCTCTTTTACAATAGCACCATTTTTATAAAAAACAGAATCACCATAATTAATAATAGAACTTATTGATATTGAAAATGTTACAGTTATTGTATTTGGTGATAATCCTGATGTACTTAAAAAACTACCTATCCCTTGAGTTGACCTTTGACTAAAATCTTGACTTCCTCCAATTCTTCTAACAAAAGCAAACCAAGATCCTTCTTTTTCCTCAAAATAAGTTTCATCCATAAAACCACTACCTAGATCTGTAACTAAAGCACAGTCCCATGAGTCATCACTTTCAAGCTCAATAGTTTTGAAAACCTTAACAGTTGTAGGTTCTTGATTAAAAACACCTGTAATTGTAGAATCATAATCAACTCCATAATAGTTGTTCCTTCTCTCGTTAGTATTATGCCTATATAAAGCACCACCACTAAAAGAATATAAATACTGATTCATTCCTAGAATAAAATCTGGATTATAACTATAAAAAGAAGGCCATCCTTTTACCGATTCACTAAACGTTAATGTATAATTTTCTAATGCCATATGTTATTATTTTTGTTCACACTCATCATTACGAGCATGCTACTATACTGCTAACTACTCCGTTTGTAACTGTAATTACTTGACTATTATCCATAAAGTAATTTCCATCTAAAACTCTAAACTCACCATTAACATCACTAAATACAGGATTGTTAAGCTCAGGGTAGGTGTTTACTTGAAATCTAAATCGACCAAAATAATAAGTTGCATTTGCTGTAGTACATCCTGTACCTGATGCAATTGATTTACCCTGGAAACTAGGTAAATTTGCAGGACAAGCCACCTCTAAATTAAATTGAGTAGTAGGACAAGTACCTAAAATTTCTATTTTTACGTTACTAGGTGTAGCACTTATTTTAGGTATAATTAAAAGATTATATTGGTTTGCACCTCCCAAAACATCATCCCCTGTATTTGTAGTAATAGTTTGAGTACTAGGGGTTCCAGGAATCCATGATGCAGGGTTTTGATTTAAACCATTGTAATAATTAAGGGTATGAGTTTGAGGAGCAGCCGCACATGGGCCTGCTGCTGCTGGCAACCCTAAAACAGTAAATGCATTTGCTACACCACTTGTGCTTTGTCTATTTCCATCTAATGGAGTTGATAGTCTATTATAATAAACCCCATCATATAAAACCCTTATTCCATCAGGAATTTCTTGAGGCTCAAAATAAATACTTATAGCCCCTGTTGTGCTACCTGCAGAAAAATTTAATTCATATAATCCAGCACCACTCTGTGGTATTACAATTCCTGTACCACAAGCTATGGGGTTTGGTGCAGGATCACAAGATGCACAAACAACTAGAGGGCCTAATGAGCCGTTTAGTTGGTATCGGTATTCACTATTGTATTGATAATATCCATCTGGAGATATAATAGTTAAATCAGCATCATCATATACAGCTGTAGCCGTAACAAATGTAGATGCGTTTATAAATTTATTTACTGTACTTGGCATAATTTATTTTATTTAAGAGCATTCACAACATGCCTCTGTTGGGCTTGCTGCATCGTAACAAAATTGTAATGGTGTAGATTCTCTAAAGTCCCAAACCAAATACATATAATCCATATGTGAGCTGTATGTAAAATTAGCTGAATACTCAGGGAAACTTCCTGCTATTGGTGTTGCTGTATTCAACAAAGGAATTAATGTGCTTAAATCTGATTCATTATAATTCGTATTACTAGTTAAATACTTAAATTTATCTTTATTCACGTCAAACTCAAAAGTTTGACCTGCATTTTGTCTGTTTTTCATTGTAACAACTGAACCTAAAGCAGGTAAAGTCCCAAAAGAAGAATCTCCACTTTGTTCTGAAAATAATGACACCCCATCTGATTCTAAAACAACTGAGTTAGTGCTATAAGGACTTAAATCAGTTCCTAAAGACCATCTATATCTACATGTTGTAGTTAAGTTAACATCTCCTTCATTATTTATAACAATCTCTTTAACCGTTAATTGCTGTGACACAGGACAATTAAAGTCAATTTCTAATGTAACAGGATTTGCTACTTGAACAGGAGTTATAGTTACTGTTGCTTGAGTTGGATTATTTGCAGTTTTGTTAAAAGAAACATTACCATTCCCAGTAACGTCTTGGTTAACAACACTTGAACCATTCCATTCAATAGAAATGTTTAATGGATTATTAACTTCATAAACAAATAAAACAGTTCCTATTAATGTACCTAAGTCAACCACAATAGTATAAGGTTCTATTAATTCAGACATAATTAAAGTATATCCACAATCTCTTTCATTTGGTGGCTGAGGTATTTCTCTTAAATTAGAAGATAAAACAAATTCATTCATATAAGGATCAAATCCACCTAACTTTTGCGTTTCAAAAGCATCTACAAATAAATCTCTAAACCAAGACCTCATACCTACTTCAGAAATAACTCCTAATGAACCTCCTGTATCTCCTCTTTGCCCACTTCCTTTTAATTGAATAACAGAACTTCTTTTTGCATCAGTAAAAAATACATCAGTTCCATATGTAGAAAAACTTTCAGGGTTATTGCTAATACCAAATTCCTCCACTCTAGCTAGTTGAGTTCCTAAAACTTCAGGTACTGAAGTAATAGCTCCTCCTGCTGCAGCATCTGACAATAAATTCTTTTCTACAAGTAAAGATGATATTTTATCTTCTTGCAAAACCAATATATCTGTTTGCCTAGCATGCATAACCCTAATAGGGCCATAAGATGTTTCGAGTGTTTTAAAATTAGCTAACGCTAAATTAAATTGATTTAATTTATTTAAACCTGTTTCTTGATTAAAGACTCCACTATAAGTTACATCTCCAAATCTATTGGCCTCTTTGTATTGTTCTTCAGATACAGCCGTTACTTTATCACCTAAACTTAATGTTGGTTTTATTAAAGCATCTAAAACAGTATTGCTTTCAACTCCATTTCCAAAGGTAAAACAATTAAAAAATGTTAAATCTACAATAGCAGGCTGTGAAATAGTTTGGTTTTGGTCAGCATCTGATGTTCCTGATAAATGAAATCCATTTGAAATATCAAATGTTTGTTCATTTTCATAATACAACTCATTATCTGAATCTAAAGGCTCTGTTTCAAATACCATTAATGATGTAGCTCTTTGAATTTCAAGGTCAATATTTCCGTAAGAATTTCTTTTGTCAGGAGAACTACAGTTAGGTGTACCATTTCGCATACCCATTAACTGTCTACCATCAGGATATGATGTAAAATATATTGTATTTGTACCTGCTACCGCTGAAGGAAAGCTTCCATTTGTATATAATGTTTCGTCAAAAATAGTTGTATTTATAGTATCATCAGAACCTGTTGTTACACCATTTGTTAAATCTATATTGTCTCCTAAAACAAAGTCATATAAACTATTGTAATCATCTCCTGATGTAAATCTTTTATCATACTGATAACTACGACCACCACACTTACTTCCTCTACTTCTTCTATTTGCACGAATTTGAATTCTAACAATACTTCCTGCAGGTATAGTAAACGGAATAAATACATCAGTAGGGCCTGTAGTATCTGGATTGTCAATATAAGTTTCTACCTGTACAGCACAGTAACCTCCTTTACAACTATTACTTTCTTCAATAAATGCATTTTCAGGATAACTTGCTGAAAAACCACTAGGTTTTAATTGCATATATGCACCTGCTAATTGTCCACAAGGAGGGCTACCTGCTATAAGATTTCCATCTGCATCTTTGTCGCAAAGAAAATCATCTGTTTCTACTCCAAATCCTAATACTTTTGTTTTCGCACAATTTGTAACTGCACCATTACTATCTGCTTTTACATAAAGTATTTCATTATCTTTTACTTTGTCTCTATTGTCTCCTTCAAGTTTAAAATAAACAACTCCTGTCTCTTCTTCTTGAAAGAAGATATTAGAATAAATAGTTCTGTAAAGTCCTTTAGACTCTTTTATAACAAATTTATATTTAGTAGCCCAGTAAGGAGGATAGCTATTTAATTCAACCCTAATGCTATTTTTTGTTACTGAATTGCTACAAGGAATATATACTGTATTATTAGTATCAACTAACGCAGTAGTGCTACGCCCATATTCATCCATATAAACAATTCCTATTTCATAATCTCTATTACTATGTAATGATTGTCTTGAACCATCTTTTGAATATAATCCAGTTGCATCAATAGCCCCTAAATACTCATAGGCAAATATCCCCATTGGAGTTGCAGGATTTTGCGTTTGGTCATATTTTTCAAATTTTATAGCTGGTAATATAAAAGAAATATTATTACTTCCTTGTGATGCTTCAATTAATATACCCTGAGGTGTTCCGGTTAAACCAAAACCTACTTGTTCCCATTCAGATTTAGCGGATATTCCACAGTTAAAAACATCTGTTTGACTTGTTCCAGAAGTGCAATTACTCACACAGCCTGAAACAATTGTTGAAAAACAACTTGAATTAGCAATAGAAACAAAATCACTTACAGCAGCCACAAATTCTGTGCTAGTAGCTAAAGCATAAACACTTGAGTAATTTTGTTGTAAATTAAACAAAAAAGTTCTGTCAAAACTATTTTCAGGCTGTGTACCATCATTATAAGAAGCATCTCCACTATATGAAACGCTTTCATATTCAAAAACAACTCCTATTTGAGAGCCTTCAATTAAATCTAATCCACCAAAATCAATTGTTATCTTTGCATTAGAAACATTATTTGTTCCTCCTTGTATTGTATAATCAAAATCACTAATTAAACCTTGTATTTCTTTTGCGGAAAGATTTTCTTCTACTAATGATAGGTTGTAATCTAAGTAAATATCTTTACCTGATGAACTCTTAATATCATATCCATCAACATAATTACCATACATCAACCTATTACCCATTATTGTTTGAGCTTGTGCTTTTTTAGGAACATTATCAAATAATCTCAATAACTGAGCTTCAGGAAGTGTTGTAAATATTTTCTTGTTTGTAAAAGATAATGTTTGTTCAGCGTTATCTAACCAACCTTCGTTTAATTTGTTAAATCGTTCTATTACATTTACTGTTTGACTTGTGCTGAATTTAAACACAACATCTAAATCTTTTACATTTCTCCCACCTGTATTAAAAGTTACATCTGTTGTATTAAACACATTTAACATCCCATCATTATCATAGGTTTGATAATTTATTTTAAATGGGCCAGGAGTAAAAGCTACTTGACTAAAAGGCGATAAAGCTGAATATTCGCCATCTTCATATTGCCATCTATATGCAAAACTTAATAAAAGTTCCTCCATATAGTTTTCCCCTCCACCTAATTGATAGTTATTTAAAACAGGTGCGTTTAATGGAGGTGCTACAATAACACCAATATCTTGTTCTGTTATTTGATCAACTGTAGTAAATGAATTTGGTTGTAAGTAATTTCTTTTTATATTTATTTTTCTAGGAGGATTTAAGTTATCCGTAAAAAACAAAAGGTCTCCAATTAAATTTATACCATTTACTAAAAATTTTTCATCAAAATTTAATAAAGAAGTAGATATAACATGATAAAACAAAACAAATGTTCTAGTATTATATGATACTATCAAATCTACTTTACCTGTTGATGAATTAGTATTTGCCTTGTCAGTAACAAACCAGTATATAGTTTCATTAGCACCATCTTCAAAAGCACCAATACATCTAGCAGAAGAACTTAAACTTGAGTTTTTAAACTCTAATTCTACAATAAGTTCGTTTCCTTTTGAATTTTCAACTGCACCTATTTCAGTTCCTTCTGTAGAACCTAATCGTATATTTAACGCATCTACATATTGGCCTTGAGGAAGCAATCGTTCATCAATGCTTTTATTCATTTTACCTGCGACAAAGTTCTTTTGAATTTTAGCCATATTATTTTATCCACTTATTTTGTCCCCTTAGATTCATCAATAATCTTCCTGGGTGTATATTGCTCAACCTTAATTTTGAATTCCTTAGAAGAGCTGATTTCTCTTTTCTAGCTCTATTTATGATGTACTCTTGTATACCAAATTTACTTTGAAGTATTACAAACTTTATATATGAATAAATAAACTCTTCAAACAACTTATTAACGCTTATCTCAGAGTCTACTCCACCTTCCATACCATCTGATACATACTCAAGAACTACCAACTCATCTGCCATATCTGAACTAAAGTTAATAACACCACCTTTTTTATTTATTTTAAAAGTTGGATTTGCATTTGCTGTTTCTGTATTTAAACCATACCTAGCACCAACAGGATATTCAAAATACCATAAGCCATTATAAAAATACCCTTCTTGTCCGTTATATTGACTTTGTTGATTTAAGTATATACTTTTCTTACCTTTTGAAATTCTATCTAAATCTAATGTTGAAGTAGATGGTTTTAATATATTTCCATCGTGGTCAAATAATATTCTACAATTATTATCTTGTAAATAAGCATCGCTCCAATTTGTTTGAATATTCTCAGTAAGAGGCATTAGTGTACCATTCTTGTACAAAGAAATCCTAACCCAATTAACATAATCTTGTGGTAAAACATATCTTAATGTATCACAAACCTGTAGTTCAAGAATTTTAATTTCTTTAAGAGAATCATAATTTAATTCCTGAATAGCTCTTTTAGCATGAAATATTATATTATACCTCTCAACGTTGTTTATTAGTTTGTCATTCCCAACATACATTAACATAAAGTTATTTACAATGTCATTTAATGTTATATATTGATATGAACCCCAATTTGCATCTTCTGAATTTGGGTTTCCATTGTTTTCGTAATATTGATAATCTGTTAAATATGCCATAATCTATCCTTCTTGTTGAGTTGCTTCGTTTTCTTCTGCTTTTCCAAATTGAACCAATGCTCCTTCTCTTATAGACATCCCTGCATACTGTAATATTTTATTTACAATATTAGGCTCATCTGACAGCGGTAATTCAAAATCCTGATAATCTGCTGCTGTTTCATCAAAACTAGGGTCTCCACCAGTAATAATATTTAAATAAGTCCAATTAGGATCTTTAGGATATCTAATATACTGAGAAACAAGTGTTCCTGCTGTAGTTATTGTATCTGGATAAACTGTAATAGTATTTCCTAAATCAACATTATTTGCACCACCTAAAACATATGCAGGAAATGTAAGACCTGGGCTTGTTAATGGAGATGAATTTAGGTAAAATATTTTATTTTGAGACACTCTCTCAACTTCTGTAATTCCCTTTGTAGTCACAATACTGTAACTAGTATTTAAAAATGAGCCACTTAAAAAATTATTACTTGATATTGTCAATTGGGTCTCACTATCTACACTTACTACAAAAGCGCTTCCTCCAGAAAAAACACCACCACCTGTAGTATTAGTTATTAACTGACCTGATTTTACCTGACCTCCTGTTACAAAATTTGCGGCTGAATCAATTAAAGTTGTTCCTGTTGAACCAAAAGTTATTGTACCTGTTGCTGTGACATTTGGATAATAATTAACTTTATTAATTAAATAGTAATCTTCAGGTAAATTAAATAAATTTATACCTGTGTTTATTAATCCTTTTGTAGATGAAAAACTATCTATTACTTCAACTATTCCTTTTACTAAATCAGCATAACCTTCACCTGAAACTCTAGCGTTTTGTTTTACAATTTGGGAATTATATTGGTAAAAATAATCTTCAAAAATATCCAATTGCGCTTGCTTTGCATATAGGTTAAAATCATTGGGTGTTATATACCCAAAATTATTTTTATTTGCAATAGAAAGAACCGTTGCTCTTACTGTATTTATTAAACTCATACTATTTAATCTTTTGACAAAGATACAAAAAAAGGAGCTTCATTTTTTTGTGAAGCCCCTTTGGGGAATAAGCTTATTTTTTTTATTGGTTATAGCTTGTCTTCCAATATTCTTAATACCTCTATGCCTTCATCACTTTGAAGAAATGATGCTAATATAAATAAAGGGTCTTCACCATAAGGAACTGTAAGTAGTTTCTTTTTGTTTCCTTTTAAGTTATAGTAAACGTCTTTATTGTTTTTTAATATCAATAAACTTTCTGCAAAAAATTTAGCACATTTATTCTGAAGACTTAATAAAGGGTCATTAATAGACTCTAAGAAATCTTGTGGATATCTTTGAGCAAACATTCTAACATCACGTTTTAGTTCAGCTGATGTCATTTTTTCTACTCTTGCACCTATTACAACTCTAGCTATCGTTTCTAACATCTCAATATCTAACTCTTTTGCTGCCATCATAGCCTCTAAAGTTAAATCCATATTGTCAACATCAAGAGCTGCGTCTTTTTCTTTGTCAACTTCAACAAATATGTTACCATTTCCTGGATGATAAGCTAAAAACTCTTGTAGTATCTGGTTTTGTTTTGG